TTTACTTTTACATGGGTTTATAATCGCAAAAACAAAATGTACAATCTATTAAAAACAAATTGTACATTTTATTTCCCACACACATTATTCAAATATTAATTTTTGTCGCACGTTTTCATAATTGCACACCATCCACTCCTCCTGTTTACGTCTACTTTCTAGACTTGCTGATATGGTTCTTTCAACGCGATGAATTATCCAGCCTTCCCTATCGGCATATTCTTTAATTAGTTTATAAGGAAACATAGTAAGCATGAACTTACCTTTTACGCGACATAATAGATCTAGCAGTGTTCTCATATTGACATCATTAAAGCTGCCCTCATAATGGCCACAATCACTATTTACATAGGGAGGATCAACAAAGTGAAAAGCATTCTCACAATCATATCTTTCAATTACATCTAGAGCGTCCGTATTTTCAATTGTAACGCTGCTAAGACGCTTAGAAATATACTCTGTAAATTCATCCTTAGCATTTGATATTTTTAAAGCTGTTGTTCCTGACCTGTCATATCCAAATGAGCCGTCTTGCATTGAGGCAAACGAAAGCTTAGAAAGCGTCCAAACAGCCCAAGCCCATTGAACATTAGAGAAAAATTCAGGATAAGTATTGATATGCATGGCATGAGCATGTATATCTCGGCTATGTAGGGTTTTATCGATTTCTCTCTTGAGATCAGGATAATACATAGATGCTATCCAGTAGAAATTAATCAAGCCTCTGTTAAGGTCATTGACAACCTCACAATCTGAAGGCTTTTTTGCGAATAAAACGGCGCAACCTCCGCAGAACGCTTCAGTATAAAGGCTGTGGTCTGGTATTAGTGGAAGAATGTGTTTTAACATGGTTTGCTTTCCACCATAATAAGAGATAGGAGTTTTCATGAAATAGGTGTCTAAATTTTTTTGTTTATATTTGTAGTGCCAATACATAACCCACATAAGGATATACCCTCGCGGACGGTGGGCTATGTATTGGCGTACTTGACACCTGATCTTACGATCAATCCGCGAGGGTTTTTTCTTTATCTGAATTCGAAGTGTTCGCCTTCCTTAACTATTGTTGCAACAAAAGGAAATTCTTCAGCAGGGACTTGAGTTATTGTATTAATGAGAACATCCGAACCGGTAAAAACAACATGTTTTACATTTTCAATCTCAATTTGAAGATAAAGGCATTTTCCAGATTTGTTTTTAGGATACTTGCTTACCTCTATCTTAAATGCGTGAATTATGCACTCCCTGTTTAAGATTTTTGAGATTTTTATCTTATCACCCACAAGAGTTCCGGACGCTTGCTTTATGTTTAATTGATTAAAGTTTTTCATAATGTTTAAAGGATATTTAAATCTTGTTTCACCTGTTGTTTAACACCCCGGACATATTGTAGATATGACAAGTATTCTTCTCTAGCAATTGAGTCACTATCGAGTTCAAGGGCATATGCCTGATATTTGTTTATCAAAGCGATTTCTGCTGCAAAATCGTACTTTGAAGCGATTACAGCTTTAATACATTCTTCGTAGGTTGGTTTTCCATAGAGCCGAACATAATCATATTCGAATGATGTGTGTTGTTCTCCGGATTCATCTGTTCTTTCAACTTCATTAATATTGTAGTTGTAATGATAGCTTCCATCACCGAGATCAAGAAAGATCTCAGGACGTTCATTTGAATTTGATTTCATATTTAGATTGTTTATTAATGGTTTTTATTAAGTTTTTAGAATTGCAGTGTTTTGCCCAGCCTAACCAAGAGCAAGTTTTTTGCTTATATGCTTTTTCAGAAATGTCCTTTTTATTCATCGTTGCAACTGCCTTGCAAAAATTCTTTTTAATCGATTTTCTAAGCATGGTATAATCGTGATAAAATACATAACCTAAAAAGTCAATGCCTCTGGCATCAACTGGGAAAACCTGATAATTATTCTTGACAGTAAGCTTTAAATTTACTTCAAGATATAACTGAATAACACGAAATATTGCATGTAATTCAGGCTTGTTGTTAGATAATATTACTATATCATCAGCATAGCGATAATAGTATTTAATGTGTAATTTTTCCTTCAGAAAATGGTCAAAGTAAGTCAAATATAGATTTGCAAAATACTGTGACAAATAATTTCCGATCGGTACGCCAGGAGCGCTGTCTATTACAGAGTCAAGCAGTGATAAAAGCCGTTTATCCTTTATTTTTCGTCTTATAATACTTTTAAGAATGTCATGGTCTATTGACGGATAAAACTTCTTTATATCAAGTTTGAGGCAATATTGTGTACCCCGAGGATCTTCACGCAACTGCGTTTTAAGCTTTTTAACAGCAGCATGTATCCCCCGCCCTGATATGCATGAATATGTGTCTGCAGTAAAGGTTGAAACCCATATCGGCTCAAGTATGTTCATTATTGCGTGGTGCACTATTCTGTCTGGATAGTATGGAAGTCGGTATATATCTCTTATCTTACCATTGTCACAACAAAGTGAAAATACATCATATGGAGAGGTACGATATCTGCCTGACATCAGGTCTTCATGAAGTTTCTGGATATTCAAATCACGACTCCTATCGTGTCTTCTAACACCATAGGAGCGCAATTTGCCCCTGCGCGCCTTCTCATCGGCAATTTGCAGGTTTTCTATACTACAGATATTTTCAAATATGTTACCCTTTCTTTTCATGTTTGCTTTATCTAGCGGGAGTCTTCGTGTGGTCACTACCAACACCCTTCAATAATTTGTTGTTTTTTGCCAAGCGGCATGGTCCTTCTCTATTTCTTTTAAAGCATAGCTGCGAGCCGATATTCGCATTCGCATTCGTAGTCGTATTATTCGTATTCGAGTAGCTGAGACCTGCATTCGCACCATTATTCGCATTCCCACTGAACAATACTCCGAGAAGCAACCTTTAATATTTCAAAAAAAAACCGCCCGGGGTGCTACGCACCCGGAAGGAAGCAAAGCCGCGAGCCGATATACGCACTCGCATACGTAGTCGCAGAATTCGCAGTCGAGAAGCTGAGACCCGCAGCCGCACCAGAAGACGCAGTCCCACCGAACAAAACCCCACGTTGTTCCTCACTTGTTGCCGGTACAGATGTGTAGAAATAGTCACTCATGTAAGTAACGGAGCTCCCACCTACAGCTGATGGCATGTTCTCGCCATACTCGCCTACGATCAGCTGCTTGATGTAGTTTGACGTTCGTGGCAATACTCCTCTCTGCGTATAATTGTTATAGTTCGTGTCCTGGAAGTTGGCCGGATCGGAACAAACAAAGAAGGATGATACTCCCCCAGCATCATCTGACTGAATCTTACACTTGCAACCATCAATCCATGACCAGATATGGCCGAAAGGATTCTCAAGACCACGATACGAAGGGACATTTGTGATTGTCCTGGTAACAGGTGTAAAATAAGTTGTATTAGTCAAAATATTGCCTGTCGAATCAAGGATACATCTATACAAGAGATTTCCGGATGATACAAAATTGCCTACAAGATATGCAGTGGCTGGATTATACTCTCCCTTATAATTTGCAGAGCCATTGGCATCATATTCAAAAGGCATTGTATAAGGCATATATCCGGATCTATTACCAAGCGAGTTCGTATAACCACAGGCGATGAAAGGCATATAGCCGTTGAAATTGCTCCAGTTTGTCGAGGCAAGATTAGTCACACCATCACCTAGACCTCCCTGCTTATAACCCGCAGAACTTGGTAATGCGCTGTATGCAAGCTGAGAGTTAAAATTAGCATACTCAACAACATACAACCAATACCATGTCTTCTGAACATCGTAAACATCGCAATTCCACTTATTCGAGCCCCTATTGCGGGCATATGCCCTGAAATTTGTAAGCGACAAAACAGATGCCGGCCGGCCAAGAAGTGATTTTGAAAGGGCATCCCACGTTGCATTATTGTCACCTCCCCTGTATGCTGCCGTTGCATTGACGACAGAGCTGAGCTTGTTCGTAGCACGTTCCACGGTTGCCTCATATGCAGAACGATAATAGCGTGGCACATAATGAAAACCCGGCTGTTCTATCTCGGAGATCAGGCAACGCACCTTAGTTCCCTGTGTCTCAAATTTGCGCCAATGTGCAGGGGTTTCAACCATGACCATGCCGGCGGAACCGGTAAGATCTGCAGCTGCACCAGATGCAAGCTTTGTAGTGTCTGATGCATCAAGATATGTTGCGACACCTGCATCTGAAAGCAGGCATCGCTTGATCTTGCTGTGTATCGGAAGTGTCTGATGCAAAATAGAGGCACCGATCCTCACGCATGCAGAGTTTGCAACAGCCGTGTCAAACTCAACACCGTACACAAAACGCTCATAGAAATCAGTCTGGGAGCGTCCTCTTCTTCCTACATTGATAAGCATGACTATTTTGTTTTAAGTCCATAACCGAGATACAGGTCATAATTAGCCAGTTCAAGGGCATTTGCCTCAATCGACTTCAATAAAACGGTACTCCAGGCGTTACACTCGCATGGGATTTCAGATGCAGCCGGATCGGACTCTGCTGTCGCAGATATCACGACATCAATTGCAACAGATGATTTCGGTCGTACATACACCGAAAACGCGTATTGTCTCTCCAGCTTTGCAGAGAGATCTGTTATCTTCTCAACAGACACTATCCTGCCTGCATCAAAGAGTGAGGTTTCATTTCCTTTATACATAATTTTGATTTATTAGCTCATTCTATAAGTTGACAAGACGATATAATAAGTACCACCTTGATAAAATATGTGTAATTCAGCGTCAGACATGGTTTGCATAGACAGATAATTATTTCTGACATAAGACACCCATTCGCTCGAATTTGGTATCGTTATATCAACATACCCTGTAGTACGATTCCGCAAAAAAATTACTTGATGAAATCCTTCTGCCGGAGTACTTGCATATGACATAGCCTCATTAGCACTAACATTAATAGACAAATGAGATTTATCAATAGGCATATTAGCTACAGATGTCGCTGTCCCAAAAGAAACAAATGCATCACCGGCATACTTGAGGTTATTCCAAGTCGTTGTTCCGTCCCCTATTTTAAACTTTATGGGAGTTGTATCAGATACTACTCCTATCTGACCGGGCAATAAAACGGGGTTGCCAGCAGCCCAATTGGCAGCGGTATTGATTCGCTGTTGATGGACAACAGAAACTGTCTTCGCCATGTTAGTTTCCTCCGTCTAAAATTAAAGTGTCACTATCTAGCAGAACATGAGCACCATCTGCTAAACCCCCAACTGATTTAGTTGAAAAATTTGCATTAAAATTGGCGGTAGCCCTAGCTTCTGTATAATACAAATTTGTTGACTCTGTTATATTGGCTGTTGTCAACGTGATTGCACCAGTCTGGCCATTAACTGACAATACCGTATCGGTAGGAGTCTTAAGCTCAACCCAATTCGCAAGCGTACTGTAGGGAACTTGTTTGAGTATAAACGTCTTGTTTATGTCGGACCTTATGCAAACATCACCGACATTTGCGCTAGAAAGGGCAAGCATCGCTGCCTGACTTGCAGATTCAAATACATCTGTAATAGCAATCGAGGGCATTACAGAGCCGTCTATTTTTCCATCAGCGCCAACTATAACTACATTACCGATTCCTGTTCCCGTGTTCTTAGTAGCCGCGCTACCGAGATCACTTATTTTTGCAGAAGTAAGTGTTGGGATATCGGACACCGCTAGTGCTGCAATCCCAGTAACCTGCCCTTTGGCATTAACAGTTATTTTACAACCCGTTCCGGCTGTAACTATGTTTGCTAGAAGAACAGAAAGCGACATGTCCCCTGATCCATCAAATGACTGCGAACCAGACGCGTCGCCTGTTATTGAGATTGTCCTCGCAGTTTTCAACTTATCTGCGGTTTTAGACTTGTCGACATAACCACCTGCCGCATCAATAGTTGCAAAGACGGCTTTCGTCATATCTCCTACAGTTACTATATCCTCTGATGTGATTATCTGTTTCCAAACTGCCGCACCGGAAGTGTTGTCAACCAAAAGAAAGCCTTTTTTTGAGCTAGTATTGACCCAAACAACACCAACATCGTGAGAGCTATCTGTCACCGCTGGATTAGCATTCATAAGAATAGCCGGGTTAGCAGATGCGTATGCAAGTGCCGTCCATGCCGTAACTCCGTCCCCAAACTTGAACTTTCTTGTATCAGCCTCCAGTCCCATCTCTCCTTTGAGCAATATAGGGTTGTTTGTCGTAAAATTAGCCGCTGTGTTGTTGCGGATTACTATCTTTGAATTTACCGTTTTTGCCATGTTAGTCTCCTCCGTTGATGACCTCAAAGTCATCTATTTTATAGTATTTCAAATTATCTTCATCCCACCTGTATGAAGTGTTAGTTGATTTGTCGATATATAGTGTTGTAATCAAGCCAATTGTAGGGAAAAGCAAATAAGTCTCATATTGCTGAACTTCCTGCGGCTCAGTTTTAAGATTGTCGACATCGCTTTGCAGGATTTGCACCTGTGCTTTTAATGTTGCGATCAGTGATGACCATGCTGCCTCGGACAATGGAGGATCATCTGTTGTTGTCTCAAGATAACTCTGATAAGCACCTTTGCCATTATCTCCTTTGTAGAATGCTATATTAGCTATATAGAGTTGCCTTGCCTCCTCGTTTGCAAATTTCAATGAGGAAGGCACCGGAGAGTCGAAATATAATGCTTCTGTAATCATTTCGTCAGAGATTTCTTAATAGTGAATATTTCCTCAATTCCCTTGATAACAGGCATGTTGATGCCGTTAATAATCCGCTTCGCCTCAAGCATATAAGTACCTTCAACATACTTTGCAGTCATTGAAGTCTTGAAAAGGATCTGAAGCTTGAAGTTTTGATTGTCTGACTTCTGTATGAGCTCTGCTCCAGGATAATTAGCATTATCCTCAACCTTAACAAAGAATTGAACGACATCGGAACTGCCCTTGCGATATAGTGCAAGAACAATCTGACTGCAGGCATCATAATCTATGTTATCTCCATAGATATACCGGTAGAACTGTTCACCTTGAAATACATCCATACCTTTTATTTTTTATGCATTATCTTAATCACTTTAATCCCCGATATTTTAATTTTAGGGTTTTTGTTTGTTACAGTAAACCACTCATTCTTAACTCCGTATTTTATAAAAAAAAATCGTTTTGGTTCTATGTTGTCAAGGATATACAAACTATCGACGCTTTGTTGTCTTATAGTTACGGTATCAGAATGAATAACTCCATGTATTGTATTCCAGCCATCATTATATTCAAATATTCTCTCTTTTTTTACTACAGGAATCATTTGTGTGCTGTCTCTTATTGCAATAGCAGTGTCAATAATGCTAGCCGCTGTGATTGCAATTCCGCTGACCACATTACCCTGCTTGATTTTTGCGTTCTTAGCCTCCTTTTTCAGCCAGGCGTTTTCGCCTGTGAGCTCGCTTACCTTGAGACTCAATGCGTGTGTCTTGACAGCCTCCTGCCCGGATTTTGTCACATAGAAAGCATTGCTATCAAGCAGCGCGGCCTTTGTCTGCTCAAGCGTTTTCACGTCCTCTTTTGCATTCTTATACCTGTCGTAAAATACAACTGCAGCAATAAAAAATATCGCAGACAGGATTAACAGGGCAGCGGTCATGCCGCCACCCTGTCTGATGTTCACTTCTGTTTTAGCCATTTTTCTTAATGTGATTTTTATAAAATGCTTTGATCTCTTGTGTGAGTAGCTTCTTTTCATCATCCGTGAACTCACCGTCCGCAAGCCACACCGTACAATCAAGCGCAAGTGCGGATATGTCGACTGCAGCTGCGTTTTTATCCGAAGCGTGCTCCTTAAGGTATGCTATAATGTAATTAATCTTTTCCTGCATTGTCGGAAGCGCCTGTATAGCTGTTATGATCTCAAGTTTTTCAGCAAGTTCCGGTACGACTTTTTCAAGCCAGGTGTGAACAGCCTTGACTATTATAGATATTTTTGTGGGAGCGTAAAGTGAGACGATACCTATAATCTCGTCATCAAGATTTCCTGCCAGGATATTCTTGAATTTTTGCATCAGGTTTGAAGCAATAGGAATAATAACTGAAGCGATCTTGTTTGTCTTGTTGTAAGTTGAAGTAATAACTTCTCCAGAGGTTTTCTCAGCTTTGTTGAAAAATGAAACAACAAACGAGTAAATTGATGCGATTTTTTTAAAGAACTTTTTCATTTCATTGTGTATTATAAATTATTAATTAAGTTGTCAGGACCCACGAAATACCATCTGAATCTACATATATTGATGTCTCTCGGTCTTCCTTGACGTAGTACCCTTGTACTGCATAAGCAGAATCAGCGAATGTGCCGTTATAGTAACGTCTTTGCTCAAACTCTGAACCTTCGGGAGTCTGCATTACATTATAGTAGAGATTGCGTTGAACTGGTGAGTCCTGGATTGCTGCTGCTGCACTAACAGAGCTATAATAGTGATACACATCAAGATGTCTACTGACAATTGCATTGATCTCTGTAACAACACCTGCAGTGCCTGTAATGCGGTAATAGCGATACGTGCCGTCAACTTCTGCTGTAATACTTAGATAATACCCGCTTGCGGCAAAAGCTGTAGCTGCAAGATTTGAGAACAGTATTAGATTGTCTGCCGCAACCGCATCAATCATACGTCTGCTCATATAGACAGTGCCTGCAGTGCTTGCCGCTATGGCAACATCTAATGTTGAACCGAATTTCAATGTGATAGCTGCAGGAGCTGGAGATAAAACTAATTGTTCAGAAACGACATTACCCTCCTCATTTATTGCACGAAGTGTAAGAACATATGATAAACCGACAGTCATAATTAATGACTCAGGAACCTGTACTATCGTACCCGTGTGAGTTACAGATGTATTCTTTTCAAAAGATCCGAGTGCAATTTGCTCAACATCATTCAAATTTTCCGACTCTGCAACCTCTAAAACAGAAGAAGTCGTATCATTGTAATATGAACTCGAAAGAAGTGCCTGGAGGATAACAGTGTTTTCCGCAACATTGATGACTGTAGACACCCCGCCCACAACGCAAAAGAGCGGTTTTTCAGGCTTGCAATTCAATCCGGCATCATTGAGCATTGTGTATGTCTGAACAGTGTTGATTGCCTTAATTTTGCCCTTTCTAGTCGCAAGGTTGTGGTATATAGCGTTCGTCCCTGACTCAACGACATATCCAACAAAACACTCAACAGTATTTTCTGACTCTATGAGAGATATTGATTCTATGTGATCAAGATGAAAAAGAATTTTAAGTTGCGCAATTCTCTCTGCAGCTGTTGCACCTGCGCTATAGTAACTCGAAAGCAAAAGAGCAACATAATGCTGTACAGCTGATGAATTAAGCTGTATAGTATTAATTATTCCCTTATATGCTGATAGAGGTGCTGCCATGTTAAATGTTATTATAGTACATATATATTTTCCCTGATTCCATATCTGCTGTAGCTGGAGCGGAGCTTGGTAACTCAAGTATTGCCGCAGATAGCTTCGCAGCAGTAACTTTTTTTGCAGTCCAGTCTATATCTGCATTGTTCGCATTGCGTGAATTATATGTCTGCACTGGCACGATGTTTACTTCTGCTGATCCTGCAGGCTTCGCCTGGTCATTAATAGCGGTCACAAGATTGTTCCCTGTTGCAGTTGAGAGAACATTATAGCATTCAACGCTGAAGCTCTGATCTGCTGCCTGACGTGCAAACCAAAAACATAAGACCCCATCATACATGAATGCACGTATTTCAGAAACAAATTGACCGTTCGAAATTGCAGAGCAATTAACTATCGTTGCAGAGGTGGTGAAACAGCCTTGCAACACTATTGAAAAAGGGATGTATGTCCCGGATGAATTTCCATTCAACTTCATCAAGAAAGGAGTGAGTGTTGTTGCATCAATGCTTGTTTTAATAAGTGTCCCGGAACTGAAGTTGCGAAGCGATGAAAAGGTGCGCAGAGATATAATTTGTGTCTGAAGCTTTCCAATCGCAGAAAGCACAGTGTCAGCAGCTGTAACGGTCAATGAGGACAAAAGACTTAGACCAGTTAAAACAGATGTTCTGACTGATGATGCGAAATTTGACCACCCCTTGATCCCATTAAGGTAAACGCCTCCCTCCTGAGAGTTATTGATAACATCCTGTTTTTGTGACAATAGATTATCAACAGCCGTTTGATTATAATAGTCAGAAAGATTTACATCTGTAGTTCCAATGTGTTCCCAGTCAGAATTGATATAAAGATACTCATCATATGCGTCGTTAGTGGCAGCTGCTTTGGGAACAAGGTATATAGTGCGCTCCGCTCCGGTTGCCGGCAGTGCAGATACAACCGAAATGTTGAATGATGCGACTCCGGCGACTGCGGCATCAGTGTAACTTTTAGAATTATTATATGCAAGTGCTACCAAAGCATCAACTGCAGATTTTATATAATAATTTGAAAGATCAACCTCAGGAGGATCTTCCGATCCGGCTCCCGCAAGAGATGTAAAATAGAGGGACACTTCACCCTCTTCCAAAAGAGATTCAGATGGTGCGTCCTTAGGGATAATAAGAATATCGCTCAACCTGATGCCTTTCGCCTGGATAACGTTATTAGTCACAGAACCCCGATCCGTTACTTTCTGCAAGTCATCTGAAGAAGAAACGACACCAGACGGATTAACTGAAGAGATGTTTGATTTCTTCGTTACATCCGAGATGCTTCGTTGTATGTTGATTAATTTCGTCATTCTACTCTATTGCAATTGTCTGATCATATACTTGCACCACTTTTATTTCGTGAGATCCTGCGATAAGATCGTACTTTTGATATATCATCATGTAACGCCCAGGACGATAATCGACAGAAAAGAGAGTCAGCGGTGATAAGTCCTCTGTGGTATCGATCTCTCCACCTATTGTTGCCCTTGAGTCATACAGCTGACTGAAATGATCCTGCAGCAGCTGCTCTGCAAGTTGCCTGGCAGTCGTGCTATCTTCAACGGCAGAATCGTACCATCCCTTCAGTCCTCTCCATAGCGTGTATGGATCATAGCCCTGTATTGTTATTGTATGCTGCGAAACAAGCAGATTTGAAACATTGCGATAACCCAGCTCAGAATACAACGCTATCCCACCGAAGACAGAATCAACCGGAGAATCATTAAAGCTCATTGTAACCTCTTCAGCCTTGCGCCAGAATTCCTTATTTGATTTTGCAGTAAATGTGTTTACAGGCAGCTTTTCTGTGTCGATAGTCAATTCCACATCTCCGAAATGGCATTTTAGAATCTCAGATCCTGTCTCAGCACAGGATACCGGATACAACAATAGCCTCAGCGACTGTGCTGGTCCAGCAAGTGGTTCTGGTATCGCTTTTGTTGAAAGTGAAATCTCAACAGCAGCAGACAGGTTGCCTTCAAAATCTTCCTGCACATCAAGTATTTTCTCAATTATCGTATCATTGCCAAATATGAGAACACCATCTTTGTCAAAGCTATTTTGCGTACCTAGCGCAAATGTGTAGCGCACCTTTACTGATGTAGTTATCGTTCCTGCAGTTGCTGTCACTGCGACACGAAATTTCAAATTTATCTTATCTCCTTCGTGAAGAGTGCAGTCACATACCTGGTATATTGTCTGATTGACGCCCACTAGCGTATGTACAAACGATACGCCTCTTGCAATACCATATTGCGACATAAAGGTTTCAAGATGAGCATACGAATCAGTCCTGAACCACTTGTCACGATCAACCATTAAAAGTGAGTAATCTGCTTTCTGTGTAAGCCCGGAGGAGTAATTATTGAACATCATGGACTCCGGGGTGCTTATATCCTGTTTTACTACCTGAGAGGCGTAGCCGGCGTCTACCTCCAACGAAGGAGTAGAATACCAAGGAGCAGCATCGCTACCAAGAATAACCTCATGTGCACGATTCACAACTGATACAACATCATCGGCAAATCGTACAAAAGTAGACTTACCGGCAGCCCTGTTGCGAATACGTTCTATATACCATTCACCGGCAGCCTGATATATCCTGCATCCAAAGGAGGAGAGTAAATTGCTAAGGATCTCCTTTGAGTTGATAATAGTGGTCACACCATCCGAGGTTGTTGTGAGTCCCTCATTATCGATGAAGCTTTGCTCAAATAATGTTTTACCTTCTGAAGCGTCATGAACTTTCGCAAAGACACTATTACAGATATTGATAGGCAACACGACAGCATCAAGTAGACAATTTTTCACGATTGTAAGCAGATCTGCCTTTGTTGCATATCCGAAGGCGGGCTGATGGTAATTTTCAAGTGCCTTTAGCCCATCTGTAGCCGTTATATAAACAGTATACGGAGCTGCGATAAATTCCTCCTCATAAAGTCCGGGTTCAACAAAACCCACAAAAAGTACCTTATTATTCCTTATTACTGTGACCCGGTATTCACCAGGTGCAGCCATAAACAAATCTTCATACTTATAGTTTGTCTCACTCCAGACGGATAATTGTACCGAGGTCGTCAAAAGAGCGCTGAAAACATCATCTGCAGAACGGGTGATAACAGGTGATTCCGACATGCTTATCTCGGACGAATCACCTGCATAGTCCTTTCCCTCAATTGTCACCCTGCAGGCAACTCCGTAGCTGTCTGTTAAGTCTGCATAATATTTAAGTCCGTAACCCATAATTTATGATAAAGCAACGCGTCTATTATACTTATTAAGGATCCCGACAAGCTTGTCCTGTTCAATTACAAAGCGAACCTCCCCGGACATGCCAGGAACGCCAAGCATTTGCTTCAATTTATTCAGAGGTGCAATAACCTCCGGGTTAGTCGATGCTCCCGGATACTCTCCCACCATTGCCATTGTGGGACCGGAAGCAATACCACCATTCGCCAACTTTGGGATAGAAGATATTATTGAGAGAGCCCCTGCGAGGGTCGCTCCCATAGCCACCAAGTTGTAAGGAAAGACTAATGTTGACTGTTTTGCAATACCGGCCGCAAGCTGAGCTGCATACAGAGATGCGACTTCAGATATAACTGAAGCTATCGTTGATATTGCATTAGCTGCCCAATTACCCCAATCACTAGCTTGTCCGCCAAGAATATCTCCAAGCGAACCCACAATGTTTGATATTTGGCCCATTCCTTTTTGAGTCAATTCTTGATATTCCTTAGTTCTATCTTTAGTTTTGTTTAATTCTGATTGCAATTCTTGATATTGTTTAATCAGAGCTTGCATCTCTTTTGATTGTACAGCAAAGCCAGCTTCATTAAGTGTTTTTATTGCATCCTTAACTAAGTCTATTTTATCTCCAATCAGCGATTGTTTATCTCCAAATATTGATGACAAGTTTGTTGCGGACTCCATATTTTTCTTAAGCTCCTCAATCGTGTCATTGTATAGATTTAGCTTCTTTACACCATCGGCTGCCTTAAGATCTATCTTTGCCGTTACTGTATATTTCTTTTTCCTATTAGCAAATTCAAGGTTTTCTGCAAATATTTTCAACCATGATGTAGCTGATTTTTTAGCCGATCTCGCAAGAGAAGGGGTGAAGTCCGGGATTATAATTGTTGAATCATCCGGCTTTCCTTCATCCGGCTTTCCTTCATCTGTTGGTTGTCCTTTTTTCTTACGTGCATTCCATGATTCAGATCCTTTCCGCTGCCCGGTAGCCCATGCTCCTTTGTAATCTGCATTTATAAGGCTTATTCCGACACTAATAGGAGTACTTTTTGAAAGTGTAGAAATTGCGGTTTTTGCCTCAGCAACTGCACCCTTAAAATCCAATTTAAACAACTTTAAAAAAGCTTTTCCTAATCCGCCAAGGCCAGTTATAAGATTTTTGACAATTTCTATCACAGATTTATATAGTGTGACTCCAAAAAGTTTTACAACTTCCCAGACACCTAACACGGCTTTACGAAATCCTTCAAACTTATTCCAAGCCCATACTACCGCGGTTGCCAAAGCAGCTAAAGCAGCAGCAATCCAGCCAAACACCGGAATACCTTTTATAGCAACTCCAATAGCCTTACAAGATGTTATTGCAGCTATTTTCAATGAAGTAAATCCCTTTATAATTGATGTAAAACAAAACGCCTTAACACCCTTTGATAGGGCAGAAATCAAAGGAATCATCTGAGCGATTGGCACTAATGCACTTACAGCAATCTCAGTGAAAGGAAGCATGTTACCGGTAAGATTGAATATCGATATCTTATAGTCATCAACCTTAGCCTTTATCCTGGCTAACTGTTCCTCCTTTGATTGCATCACTACTGCAGCCTGTTCCTCTGCTGACTTTGTGCCCTGAACGGCTTCTGTATATTGCTGCAAAAGTGGAATTCCTGATATAAGAGCCAGTGCAGCGTTGCTGTTTTCTTTTCCGAAGAGCTTTGTGACCAGAGCCGAGTCGTTGAAGATCTTCCTCAGTTCTGTGAGTCGTTCTGCAAGAGGCAGTGATTTGTTTGCAAGTGTATCAACCGACACTCCGGCAGCTTTAAGCTCTTCAAGGACCTCCTTCGGCAAAAACCTGCCTTCTGATAGTGTTGCCAGGACATTCCTTATTGCAACACCGCCCTCTGCGCCTTTCTTACCAGCCTTGTCTAAAACCTGTATTGCAGCGTTTGTTTCAGCGAAGGAAACGCCTGCCATCTTTGCAGCCATACCGGCTTGCTCAAGAGCAGCCTGTATCTCAGGAAGCTCTGCAGAACCCTCCTTTGCAGCTGCTGCCATGATGTTCATCATTTCAGACATAACCTGCGAGGCTTTTATTGGGTCATCAAGTGACACCTGATATTGATTCATGGCCGTTGTCAACACTTGTGTTGCAGCCACTACATCATTACCCATTGTCTTGCTCAGGGTCATAGCGCTGTTACCCATTGCCTGCAGGGCTTTAGGTACCTTTGCAATTTCCGGACTAAGCTTTGAGAGAATTAGCTTATATGATTCAACACCCTGTGCAGCGCTTCCACCAAACGTTTTTGCAGCTGCGCGGGCGTATCCTTCTATTTCTTTTAACTTTGCACCGGCGACTCCGGTGATAGCAGAGAGATCCTGCATTGATGCGTTAAGTTTCAAACCGGGCTCAGAGGTCTCACGTAAGGTTTGCGAAAAATCACGCAATACCTGAATGCCCTGGTTAAGTGCAATAAGATTTGCCTGAAACTTTGAGAAGGCTCCGGTAGCTTTTTCTGTAGCGCTCTTAACTGTTCCCATCCCATCCGTAAGCTGTGATGTGAAAGCTGCCGCGTTGCCAGTGAAAGTTATATTATATACTACCTGATTAGCCATTACCAAACCTTTTTTTTGCCGCCTCGAAGGCTTCTTTTGAGTTGTCTTGAGTTATCGTTTTTGCCGGAGCTTTCTCCCAGTCAAAAACAGCAATATCCCTCTCGGCGAGGGTCTTTTTTGAGTAAGGCATCAAAAAAAATAGCGCTAAAAACCTCACTCTTTTCCAGGCGTTTTTGTGAGCTGCCTGATACTCATTTTGCTTATTCTCAGAATAAGCCTCACAAATCGCGGAAAATTCTTGGGGGGTCAGCGCATCAAAATCTGAGAGACTCAGTCCAATAACGCCGACCGCAAACCCAAGTGTTTTTTCAACCGTTACTTGATGACGGTCTTTTTTTTTCCTCCTGTTGCAGACATCCCAGCATCTTCAAGCAGGGACATGAATAATTCTGCAGAAGCATTTATGTCAAGCTGATCGACAAACGAGTCGATTGTCTCTTTGAATTCAACCTTGTCAGCCCTGCAAGCAGATACTGCGCAGGCAAACAAGAAGTCACCGATGTCTGAAGTTCCAGCAATTTGCTCAACATCCTTTCCGGTAAGTTTCTTAAACTCCCTGAGTGCACCCATAGTGACGCGCACTGGATACTCATTGCCATTAAGGTTAATTGTTTTCATTACGCACCTACAACAGTTTTAGTCTCTATTTCGCCATCATTCTCAAGTGTCACAGACATAGTACTGTCATCCTGTGCCGGGTCGTTTCTTTCGAGTGATGTGATAACAAATAGTCCTTGTTCATACTTCTTACCTGCTATTTCTGTACCTGAATACTTAACGAGCAGTGATGCTCCCGCCTTGAAAAGCGCATTGAGCACGTCATAACCGCCGTCGGCGTCATAGGAAGCAAGTGCATCGCACTTGATTGTCGTAGCAAGGCCAACTACTTTTTTACCTTTCCACTTACCGGTTGATTTTTGCACCCTCTCCTTTGTCGTTGCCGAGTTTGAGATGGAGCAAGAAGTCTGGTGAGCCACCGGCTTCCAAACCGGCACCTCTGCTGTTCCGGTATTGACATGCACAAGCACGTCACTGCCCTGGATTATATCAAGATCTGATTCTGCCATGATTACTAGTTGTGTGATTTTTCAATTTTTGTGATGATTCTTACATTGTCAAGCTGTTCTGTTAATGCCCTTACTTGTTCCGATAGTGTAACATTTTCATGTTTAAGATGTTGTACCTGTATTGCCAGCTCTACATTTATCTCCTTGACGCTTAACAGCTCCTTGAGCAATTCATTATTCTTCTGCGAGAGCATGTCAATTGAGGCCTGAAGATCTTTCAGGAAGTCATTTTTTCTTTTTTTCTTTCCAGCCCAATATGTGATTACTCCCACGACAGGAGTTGCAACATATGAAGCGATCTGTCCCCAGTCTATTGTGCTCATGAGAAATACAGTTTTTTTTCTGCTTCCCTTCTTTTAGTCAAGCCAGGCAACACTTGTAAGATGCCATTTATGCGCGCCTTGTTCCAACGCATGAATTGAAATGCTATTGTAGCATCGCTAGGGTTTTCTTTAGCTAATTTGAAGAGAGTTGATTTTTGAAAATTTCCTATTCCTATATTGAAAACAAGTGAGACAAGGGCATCAAACTGATTCTGCGAGAGAGCAAGGTTGTTGTTTAGAAAAGCCTCAACGGGTAATACATCCTGTTGCAGAAGCGATTCAGCCTCAGCCTCAGTAATTACCATACCTTTCGAGACATCTTTTCCCGTATGTCCCCAGCCGATAGTTAGAACACCTGCCGGACATACATATGCGTTAAGCCTCAGTTGCTCACTATCTTTTATCAATTTCAGTCCTTGCTCACTTGTTCTCATGTTACTACACTTTTGTCTCAAGCAATGCTATTACACCCTTCTGGTCATCCCGTATGATATCTGCACCAAAACGAGCCCATGACTCGATTATAGTTCCGCCTAGATAGCCAGGAGCATTTGCGTTGACAGATGTCTTGAGTACTCCTTCCGCCGAGCAAACCAGCTTCTCATTCCAGATCAATGCAGCAACCTGATCAGTTGCATCAAGAGTTGAGCTTACAGCTTTCTTAACCTTATCGCTTGAATAAACGATACCCGCATGAGACTCCTCAGTTGATCGTATCATCACCTCAAAGCTCAATATCTTACCAATGATGCCCGCTGCAAGTGCAGTTGCATTTCCGGTTTTCTCGTAGTCTACAAACTCCGGTATTTTCAATAAATCGGAGTACATGTCAGGAGTAACCATCATATACCATTTGCCACCTACCACAGTCATGCGTAATGCAAGATTGTAACAGTCTAGCAGGTCGTTCTTTGCAACAGCCTTTCTTGTTCCTGTCAGTCCTGCCACATTAGTTGCACGTGCAGATCCTGTCGTAGATATTATGTTTGACGCCAGGGTTGGAGACCAGGCATTAGCTGCTATGTCAGCACATTTAGTGTTGATCTCATCAGCCTGTTGTTGCTGTTTTGTCTGACGTTTTGAATAGTTTGCCATCATCTCATCCTGAGAATCAATGAGGAGGGGTTCACAATACACTAATTGTGTATTGTAGCTTTTCTTGCTATCTGTTGCCTTTTCTACTGTCAGAGGCAAGCTGTTAGGAGTTCCCGACTTTGCTTTCCTGATCTTTCCCTGTACCGGTTTCTCAACTGATTCAACGTTGTCGGCAACGCCTGTCTCCTGTACGCTATGCTTGTAAAACGAATTATCAGGATACAATAATTTTTGAAGTTCCCTTGAATAGAGAACTGGTCTTATCTCTGCCATTAGTCAATTTGATTTTTAGGTGAAACATGTATGAACTTGGATCCATCGTACATTAGTTGTACAACGATGGTTTTGCCGGCAACGCCGACTATGGCCGGACCTGCTATGCCCGTCCCGGCAATAAGGCTTTCTGTGCCGGTTGTCTTGTGCTTAACTGTAACCATTGACCCTACAGGAAGGTCTGAAACAGCGGTAAGGTTAAGGGTCCTGTTTCCTGTAGCAATCGTTGAGACACCATCAATAATTGTAAGTGTGTTGACAATTTCAATGTCCTGATTGCCCGATGCAGTCATCTGCTCAGATGTTGCTGCTCCCCATGGGTATCGTACGATTGGCTTAGAGTCCATTTTCGTATTCATTTAAAAGTTTTTCGAATTCTTTCGGGTTATCACGCTCCAGTTTCCTGAGCGCCTGAGGATCGTTACGCTGATACCAGTCGTATGTTCGCTTATCTGTCACGGTTGTCTGGCTATTTTGAATAACCTGACTGAGCCTTGTAGCTGATTGAGCCGCTGGTTTAGCGCCTTCATCATCCTTTTTTTCTGAAACAAGCGATATGAACAATGATAAATCAGACTTAGCAAGCTTTTCAAAATTTGCTTTGTTCTTATCATTGATAACACCATTTGCCAGACCTTGTGCCATGAAATGACTCTCTACAATCTGACTCATTGAAGCCCTGTCAGAAATGAGTTTATCAAGAGCAGCCATCACTGTTGCCAGATCAGAATTTTCATCTAATCCCAGCTTTTTTGCAAGTTCCTTTAGTTCCATTTTTTTTATTGTTGGTTTGAAATCGTTTAAAATGATTTTCTGTAATTCAGTTGCGGAAAGATGAGATAACTCCTCTTTCCTTTTTGAAGAGATAATTTCATCAACCAGACCTTCTGCCTTAGCCTCCTCGGCAGAAAACCATGTTTCCTTAGCCATTAAAGAAGCTATCTCTGCTTCTTTCTTTCCTCTTCGGGACAATATTGTCCTCAGTGTCTCAGTTATGCGATCCAGCCCTTTCTTGTCTTTCTCTGAAAGCTCTTTTGTGCCTATAATAAAAGGGTCATGTATCATCAGTTTCGCATAATCCATCATATAGACCTTATCACCACAAACAGCAATAACCGCAGCCATCGATGCAGCTATTCCATCAACATATATGTTAACTGCTGCCTTCATGGATAATATCGCCGAAACGATTGAAAGCCCTTGACTAACGTGACCACCAGGAGAATTAATCCTTATGTTTACAACATCGACACCACCGCCATCATCCATTGCAGCAAGTTCCTTCGCGAAGATGTTCCCATCTATCTCATCCCCTATTGCACCATACAGACGCATTGTGGCTTCCTTTTTTTCCTTATTGAGTGCCTCAAGATACTTTCTCATTTTTTAACTTTTTGACGGACAAATGTTAAAACAAGCCTTAAGAAAACCTAAAATCATTCTAAGGGTTAGAATAAATGTTCTAAGGGTTAGAATGATTTTTCATTTCAACTGTGTTTTTTGGGATTTTTGTCACAAATAAATCCATTATGGAAGACCAGGAACTTGCATACATACTTTTTCGTGACGGAGTTTCTCAAAAACAGATCGCTTCCGTGTTCAAACGTTCGGAAGTTACAATTGTCAGATGGAAGAAAGAAGGCGATTGGGAAAGAAGAAAGATAGAGAGTACAACTGCTATGAGAACTGCACAGGAAGATGTGCAGGAGATACTCAATTATCAACTTGCTACCCTGAAAAAAATTAAAGACGGGTTTGCAACACTAGAAAAGCCTACTCTTATAGGCAAATCTGCAATAGACAGCATACGCGATCTTTACAATTGTGCAAAAGAAAAGCAAATTGAGTGGACACAATATGTTCGTGTCGTGCGTGAGATAAACAGATATCTAGCAGAGGTTGATATGTCTGTTGCACAAAAGGTAGTACAGCATCTTGATGATTTCCTTAATTACAAGAGAAAACAGATGCAATAATGTCCGGATTCAGTCATAAAGAAAAGCAGGAGTACGAGAAATGGTTTGCAGAAAAACAGGCCGTGCAAAGAGCCATGCCCGTAGCAAACGAAAGCGCGGATCAGAAAGAAAAGCGCATAAAGGAACTATTAGGCAGTTTCGAGAAGTTTTGTAAATACTATCTTGAACATTATATGCATTCCGGATTTGGCTGGTTTCATAAAAAGGCCGTGAGGGAAGTGATTACCACTGACAACATTCTCCTTGCCGCAGAGTGGCCGAGGGAACATGCCAAATCAGTCCTCTTTGACGTTATGTTACCTCTCTTTTTAAAAGCGAGGAACATGCTTACAGGAATGATGCTTGCTTCTGCCAATGAAGACAAGGCCAACATTCTGCTTTCAGACATCCAGGCTGAGTTGATGTTTAATAAGCGTTTCATAGCAGACTTCGGGGAACAGTATAGAGATGGAAAATGGTCAGACGGCTATTTCGTGACACTTGACAATGTCGGTTTCTGGGCGTTCGGCCGTGGGCAGTCGCCGCGCGGAACAAGAAATGCGGATAAAAGGCCTAACTACGGGGTGGCCGACGACATGGATGATGCGGCTATTGTCAAAAATGAACAAAGAACTGACGAGGCAGTGGATTGGATATTAGGAGATTTCTACGGAGCAATGCCAACAAAGGCATCATGGCTTATAGTTGCTGGAAACAGGATCAATAAAAAATCCATCCTGGCGAAAATAGTCGGAGATGTTGAGGAAAATGATCCAAAAAGGGAAGCATTAGTACATATAAAGGTATTTGCCCTCGAGAATCCAAAGACTCATCTCAAGGACTTGTCAGAGAAAGGACAACCGGCTTGGAAGGAGAACTATACACGTGAGCAGATTCTTGCAAAAATAAAAAGACAGGGTTCACGCCTTGGCATGAGGGAGTTTTTCCATGAACACATTGTAATAGGAAGGGTTTTTCGTGAAGAACACTTGCCCTGGGTTAAACTTCCTGGCATATCATCATACAAAAAACTTGTCACATATTGCGACCCATCTTTCAAGGGCACGAAAAAAAACGATTTTAAAGCAATCGCCCTTGTAGGACAATACGGTAATTACTTTGATATAATAAAAGTATTCTGTCGTCAGTGTTTGCCACCGGAAATGGTAAGGGGACATTACGCCCTTACTGAAATAGTCCCTGATAACATGACTTGCGCAAACTGGATGGAATCAAATTTCATCCAGGACACATTATTGAAAGATTACGACCGCTATGGAGAAGAGGTTGGACACCAGATTGGCATCCGAGGTGATAACCGGAAAAAACCCGATAAGGAGGCAAGAATAGAGGCTTTGTCTTCATTTACCGAACGCTTACTTATACGATTTAATATTGAAGAGAAGCAGAATTTTGACATGATTGAATTGAGAAATCAATTTCTCGGTTTTCCAGATGCAGAACATGATGATGGTCCTGATGCCGTAGAAGGGGCAATTCACAAGCTCAATAAGAGAACAGCATCGAAAACAGATCATAACCGTACGGGTAAATATAAAAACAACAATTCAAGGAGGGCATAATGAGATTTTTAACTGAGACCGACTTCGAGTCGAACATAAACAAAGTCATTCTATATCAACTTATAGACAATGATCTTTCGAAACTTGAAACAGTTGAGAAACGAGCAATCGACCATGTCATATCAAAGTTGTCAGATCGATACGATATCCTTTCAGAACTCGACAATACAGGGGAGGAACGATCAGAAAACCTAATACGCTATTTGTTAGCCATCGCCGTTTACACTCTCTATAACGCAATCCCGGATTCTGATATCCCAGAGCGCGTCAGGAACAATTATACTGACACTCTCAAGGAAATGAGCAATATCGCTGCAGGTAAAGAATCAACAAACCTTAAGCGAGTTATATCGCAAGGGCAAGCTAAGACAAAATTCAGGTGGGGAAGCAGCCCGAAAAGAACACATAATCCTTTTGAATAACATGAAAATCTTAAACTGGACATTAGCAAAAAACAAAAAGGAGCCGGAAAAACGTCAATCCAAGATATTGAGTAAAACTCCAGATGACAGGATTAAGATGGAGATGAGCACGCTTAATACCGCTGTTGAGGAGGCTCTTGACCCAACTAATCCGAACAGGTCTGATCTTCTCCTTATATATGCAAAGGCATGGAAAGATGCACAAGTAATTGCAGAAAGAGAAAAAGCAGAGTCGTTCATAATCGCTGAGCCTTTTGAAGTCCTTGAGAATGGAAATGCCAGCGAGGATAAGAAAAAGCTTTTTGAAAGGCCATGGTTTGAAAGCTTTCTCAAGATAGCCCTCTCGATAGAGTTCTGGGGACACACTATTGCAGAGTTCCAGGAACAGGATGAAAACGGAGAGTTTCTTGACGTCAAGACATTCCCACGAAAAAATATAAGACCTTTCGAAAAACTTATAGTTCAAAACCCGACAGACAGGGAGGGAATACCTTATGAGGACGATCTGTACGATTTTTTCATGATTGAGATGGGAGATCCATCCAGCCTGGGCAAACTTGAGCCCATATCAAGGGAGATAATCTGGAAAAACTTTAGCCGCTCCGACTGGAGCGAATACAATGAGCGTTTTGGAAAACCAATGCTTGATTTTGCAATTGACACAGACGATGAAAAAGAGATTGAAAGGAAAGAAGAAATGGCTCGTAATTTCGGATCAAACCTTTATATGCTGAGAGATGTCAATGAAGAAGTCACAATACATCAGTTCTCTGTTGCGGCAGCTGGAGAAAACTTCGAGAAATCGGCAAGGTTTTGCGATGAACAGATTGCAAAGATGATGAATGGACAGATGGGAACATCGGACGAAAAATCATTTGTCGGCGCAGCTGAGGTGCATGAAAGAATCTTGTCTACATTTAATAAAGCACGCTTAAAAAATATTGAGAACCTTGTCAATTATGAGCTTATCCCATTTCTTACATATCATGGTTATCCTCTTGTAAATTGCCAGATAAGCTATCCCGTCTTGAAAAAAAGCAACAGCCCCGCATCGCAACAGGATTCACTTTCACAATTAAACAAAAAAAAAAAAGATCAGCCAGACTGGGTTTTGAATATGTAGGATTCATATTGCCACTACAAGTAATCTCTGAGGGAAAGGAAATACATTTCAGGGAAAACATCGCAGACTCTCTTGCAAGACGAATTTATAAAGGAAAAAAGGTTGTTTTTGACAACAAAATATTTACATATGAATATCAAAACTCACTGGAAGCACTAGAAACAGGCTGGGGAAAGGGGTTTAATGTAAAATTTGGAGAGAGAGATTATGAATATATTCAGAACCTCAAATACAACACTGCGGTCTTTGATGCATTCAAATGCAATAAGCAAATAAAAGAGGCATACAAGCTACTCGTAGATGATGCGGGAGATCCTCTGTCATGGAAGGAGTTTCAAAAAGCATCAAGATTATTGTCTGAAAAATATAATCAAAGGTGGCTTAAGGCAGAATACAATACAGCCCATACAAGCGCAAAAATGGCGAGGAAATGGCAAGAATATATCTCCGATGAAGATTTATATCCCAATCTTGAATATGTCGCCATGATGGATGGATCTACGAGAGAATCACACGCTGCTCTCAATGGGATAATCAAGCCACTTAAGGACAACTTTTGGAATACACATTACCCACCCAATGGCTGGGGTTGCAGGTGTATGACAAAGCAAACCGACGATGAACCATCTGAAAATACGCCCCAATCTGAAGACATCCCTGAACCATTCAGACAAAACTGTGGTAAAACGGCACAAATATTTAATGAGTCACACGAATATTACAGAAACCTATCTGAGAAAGACAAATCCCTTGCATTGTATTTTGTTGAACAAAATATACGTAACGCAAAAGATGTGCTTCAAAAAAACAAAGAGTTCAATGCTTATGGGAACGAATACGACAAAGCCTACTTCAATGCAGATAATGGCGGTTATACAGTAATACATAAGGGCCATAGCCGCAAAAGTGGTCACTTCAGGGAGGAAAGCGAGGCATGCAACATGTGTGCATCAAGAGGAATGAGTACCCGACTTGTAGATGAACCGGGAGACAAAAAACAATACGATGCAATAATTGATGATGTTAATACAGAAATAAAGATCTCTGAGGGTCCCAGGAACATGATGCGCCGAGCCAATAAGGCATATAAACAAGGTGCAAAAAGATTAATTTTCTATGTAAAGTTTAATGATGATGAAACCCTGTACAAACGGCTCAACAGTATCAATAAAACATATCCATCAATAGAGCTATGGTATATAAAAAACGAGAAACTGAATTATTATAAATAAAAAAAGCGCCGGTTCGAGCCCCGGCGCAATAGGCGTTCGTCCGGGAAGGACAGAACCACTCCCTGACAGACACAAATATAAAAACATTTTTTAAAACAACAATGGCAAACGATTTTCAACATAAGATTATAGAGCCTTTCATGAAGCTACAACGCTTCTGGAACTCAGACAAGCCGTTGCGTATAGTGAAAAAGGAGGGACTTAATCATTTTAACGCGAGCTTTGTCAAGGGAGGATTCACTGATGAGACATTTCAGAAATGGCCGGATAGGAAAGTGCCAAAAAAATTGTCTGTAAAGAATCTTGAAAAGTGGAAGAAAGAAAATTCGAAAAGAGCCATACTTGTTGGAAAAGCATCAGATACAGAGGGGGCACACCTTAAGGATTCCAACACGGCAAAAATACTTGGCAGAGGAGTTGAATTCTCTAATGATAAGGTATATGCACAAGTACACAATGATGGCCTTTTAGCTGGAAAAGCACCCGGTTTTGATATGCCACAAAGACAATTTATTGGCCCCAGCACCGTACTTGAAGACAAAATAATGTCAAAAATTACAAAAGAAATTAATAACATATTAAACACCAATTAAAATGCTTTTAAATACATTTAAGGACATACGGGCTAAACTGTCACCAATTAGTGAAATAAAAGCCGTGCAATGGTTCAATGCACAATACGACGGGATTATACACATTCAACCGGTTATCTTCGTTGAATTTCCGGAAAAACTACAATTTGAAAAGCTTACAAAGACAGAAAGGAAAACCCCAATAACAATCAGACTGCACCTTGTGTCATCAGCTATTGCTGATGCAGGAAATAATATTGCTGATGAAATAATTGAGAAGCACGAGAGCATTGGCCATGACATTGTAAATGCCTTGGAAAATATACCTGTTGCTTTTCTAGATGGGCAAACCCGCTATCTCGAATTTTCTGCCTGGCAACATTATCAGAAATATAAAGGATGGATGATAACCTTCATCGAATTTACAACACGTGCCATAATAACATAAAGAAAGCCCTTATAATAAGGGCTTTCTTGGTTTTGAAAGATAATTGTTAAATGTTGCGTAACTAATGTGGTATTTTGGATTGATTATGTTCCTATATACCCAGATGTAAGTATAACCTTTACCCGTATATTCAAGAACCGTATGCTGTATCTCCGCAATACGTTGATCTAAATATGTCTGATTGTATGCCATCTGAGTTTTTTTTACTACATTTGTGTCAGCCAGACCCTTGCCCTGCAGTAAATTTTTTGCTCAGGGCTTTTTTCATGCCTCTGTCATCCCTAGCGGTAGATTCTTCCATGTTCCAGTCTCATCCTTGTATTCCGCTTTAACATATGTCTTGCTCTCAATAGGACGATATGCGTCCCTGATGATCTGAACACCCTCAAGAAATCTTTTATCACCGGTTTTATCAGCCAGCTGCTGCAGCTGCAATACACGGGAAGCCTTCAATGTACCTTTCTGGTCTTTTGACATAAGTTTAATGATTGTGTCAACAAGCAGTTTTGACTCAGGATCCCTAGCCAGGGATGAAAGGTACTCACGAACAATCTGAATACCCGCCTCGACGGTATCATCATAGTTGTCGATAGTATAACAACCGAGCGTAACCCTCAGCTGACCATCAGCATCAGTAAATGTATGAGATCGTTGCAGGTCCTTAAGACCATACAACTCTGATTTCATCAGAATTGCCTTATTGAATTTATCCCGGATCTCAGCCTTGTTCTTTGCAAGTTTTTCAGATACACCTGACAAAATGGGAAAAGCATTCTTTACAGACTCATCGACAAGTGCCTTGTATGCCTGTATGTCTTCCTCCCGTTTGCGTCTCTCTGCCATCTCTTGCTCTTGTAGTTGTGCGATAAGTTCCGCGCGCTCATCTGCATTTAAATTTAACAAATCAATTGTCTTCATTTTTTTATTCGTGTTTTAAATCCTTTATTTGATTAAATCTGTCTCTGCTCATAATGTACAGCGATTCAACTGAAAACCCAACGTGTGCAGCACAGTCAAGAAAATTCAGAAACGTATCTGCAAGTGCTGTTTTTACGTCTTCTATCGTTGCGTCGTTCGGGTCGACAGTATATACCTCAAGAGCAGCGCGAAGACTATCTACATCATCATGAAGATGATTTGAAATAGGTAGACTCCTGCTATTTCTAAATTTTCCGTCATCAAATGTCCAGTCAGACCATTTGCGCTGACAATTTTGTAAGTGTTGTAACCTTTTCATTTTTCAATTGATTTTATGTATTCTATTATATCGTACCATGATAGCATGCCTCCTGCATTGTGATCGTCGATATAAACATCAGCATATACCTTGCGCGAATTATCCCCATACCGTGACGCATTTTCCGGCTCCTGATCATTGATCCTGTCAAACGGAATTTTCTGATCAAGAAGAAAGTTGATTGCTTGCGTAAGTAATTCACCGTTACGGCAAGTCCATATTATTATGTAATGCCCCCGGCTCTTTAGCCCTTTCAGGGCCTCCCTTGCCTCAATAGAGACAGGACCTATCGCAGGATATGTCCCGCAGTGGCATACACCGTCAAAATCTACTGCTATTATCATATCGTTCTATTTTAAATTATGTGTTTTCTTAATGTTCTCGGCAAACATACAAGCCTCAGCAAGCAATATCTCAACCTTGCCGTGAAGTGCACTGGACTTGATCATCATATTATATATCAACTGCAGCTTATGTATCTGAATGTCGTTAAACTGCTTGCATCCGGAGGCCTTAACAGCAATACCCTTTGCATATTCTATTTTATTGTTCACCTTTATATTGTTGTTGTCTATATATTGACAGGTTGCAGCAAGCACTCTCTTGCGCCACATGTCCGCCTCCTGTGCATTTTTATTAGCCTCATACGACAAGGTATTGCAGGCCTCCCGCAGTTGTGACTCAGTCATCTCCTTGCTGCTGCTGACTCCAAATCCTGAAAGAAATGCCTTCTTATCTGAATCTGTCATCCCAAGCTTGCCGCACAGGATATGATATTTCTTGAAAAGAGATGTGTAATATGTCCTTACTTTTTCCATTGTTATTCCCCCCAATATTTTAGTGCGCCTTCCGGCCAGATGGTATAGCATCCTGTTGTCCCTATATATCGTCCCTTTGAAAATGCCCTGTAACCCTCAACCCAGATCTTCAATGTAGAAGCGTACATAACGCTTTTAGCAGAGCGACCCTCAGGTAAACGTCCGTCAGCCTGTGAGATGAATATTATAAGCTTGTGTGAAAATTGCTGCTGAAAATTGATGTATTGCTTATATGTTAGCTGAAAGAACTGATAGGAGTCTATAACGACTATCCTTGGACTCTTTTTGTGTTGTAACCGTTCCGTCAAGGCTTCGAGAGGCTCATTGACAATAAGAACCCTGTTTGCAACCTCGGACATTCCCACCCTGTTAAACCCATTGAGCAAAGTGTGTGATGTGCCCTCCTCAAGACTATCCAATAAAACCTTGTCGAAAGTCGCCAGGTATTTTATAAGCTGCAACACAAAAGAGGTTTTGCCGTTGCCAGAATTACCCCATATGAACCATACCCCACGCTTCTCGGGACAAGAGAAAGCCTCCTGCCATTCCCCCGTGAAATCAAAGAGGTCGTAATTCTTATTGAATATGTTTTCAACGGTAAGTGCTTTCATGACACCCTGTTTATTTTGCTTAACTCTGTCCTCACACGGCGCAATGAGCCTCCTGCCTTTGCAATAAGTTTCTTAAGATCAACATCTGTAGAATTAGCCTTCGCTATCATCACTATCTGTGTGTTAGTGAACTCCTCGAGCGCCTCACGTCCATCTGGTGTGATTTTCTGATAACGGCTGCCAAAGCGTGAGAAGATCTCTGCATAGCCGACCTTCTTACGCCCAAGGTTGCTTTCAATCTTTGCCTTTAGGCCGTCCGCACCCATCATATACCAGCCACAACAACCCTCGGTTGCGTTCCATAGTGCCTTCAGCTCCAGAAAGGCAGGGTAGTCCAGATCTCCTGCCTCATCAAGGATTATTAAGGGGTTAGGAATGCTACGCAGATAAAACACCAAATCCGCGTATACATCTGCATACCGGCCGGTATTACCTAACCCCAATTCCCGTGCTATTTGCCTGATAAGTTTCTGTTTTGATTTTACTTGACTACAATCAATATATACGGCAAATTTGTTCTCTGAAGCAAAATATCTTGCAGTAAAAGTCTTGCCCAAATCTGCCATATCACAAAGAAGACCTGAAAGGGCTCCCTTCTTACACGCTGCGAGCTGAGCGTATATGTGTGAAAAGACCTGCGTCTTGGCAACTTTCCACTCAGCTTCCTCATGCAACTGAACATTAAGCTTCCTGGCAATGCTTATCCAGTTAGCATCTGAAAGAACATTCTCAATATCATTGTTGAGTATCCGAGAGAACTGAGCACTGCTTATGCCTAGCGCAACGGCCATCTTGGCCGCACTTGCATAGTTGGCGCGATATTTCCTTATCGCCTCAATAATACGCTGTTTAAAGTCAATTGAAATCATATTTTAATGGTGTTTTGGTGTTTACAAACTATCTATTGCACGTAGTTCACAGAATTCCGGGTCATAATCATATTCCCTTTCACGGGATACAGGAACTGCCACAGGGACAATCTCTGTTTCAATATCATCGTAGCCTGTGCCGTTGTTCATGAGCTCAACCTTTGCCAGGGCCGCCTTCCCTCTCTTGACAAGAGAGTCAAATTTCGCAATGTATTTAGCCTGGTGTGTCATAGCCGCAACATCAGCTTCTGTCCTCTCCGCCATCGATGTGTTGAACGTCTCTATCTGCCTGGCAGTCGCAACAAACTCATCGTTTTGATACAGATACACCTCCCGGATCGTTTCTGCCGGCAGGTAATATGCCTGCACAGTGTAGTTATTAGGTGCAAGGCGAGACAGAACCTCAGGAGACGGTAGCATGTAATCGTTATATTGAACCTGACAGTACTGGTTCCTCTGAATGCTTGTCGTTGTTGAATCGCCTATATAACGAACAAGAAGAGGCCTGTTGATAGAGGCAAGATTTGGATTCAGTCTCTCATTCAAAATCTGCATCCTGGTCTTTCCTTTATATTCCTTTTCCTTCTGATTGCGATGTAACCCATTGTTATATGCAATGATGGTCTCACGGTCATCAGCAACAAGCTGGTCAAAACTGTATGTTCTTTCCCTAATGACATATTTCTGCAGTTCCTCATCATAGACACGGTCACCATCGGTCTGATTTGATTTGTCCTTCAAATAGAAGCGGCCAATCCCTTCCTGATACCTCTTCTCATAACCATATTTCTTCTGCCTGTTGAGCTGCTCTGCGTGTTTCTCCTGAGAATTGCCCGGAGCACACCAACGAACAAATGGGAAAACAAGGCCGGCCTTCATAAGGTCGTTTTCAAATTCACGTACTATGTGATGCTCAACCTCTACCTCCAATGGCATGCCCCAACCGCGTGAGTCGATAAACCGGAACATGTCCCTGATACAGTCAACAAACAGGTTGCGGTCTTTTCTTAGTGAATATGCAGCACCAATAAGACAGCCGGAGGCAACATCGTAAGCGTAATATGCTTTGACACGATTGCCATCTGGCAATTTGCGAGGCAAGTCGCGGTCGTCAAGAGAGATCTTGCTGAGAGAAAATTGCGGAGAATGACGGTGAAAATGTGGACGTACTGTAGAGAGATACCTGTGATTGCCACTACGGAGACGATCCACAAGGATCTTGTTCGAAGGCTTATTGATGTAGTTCCAGCACGTTGCCTCAGAGATGGTTTTATACGTGCCTTTCTTCTCATTCCAGAACTCATTTCTGTCAAACAGCTCCCCGGTCTCAAGATCTACTATATCCAGGACACCTGCAAGAAACTTCATGTAGTCCTCATGTACCCATGAGGCATACGGCTTGTTCCCCATACAGTAGATTGAAAGGATGAGCAGCTCAAGACGCTCATCGACAACACGTGAGTTTGCGTTGCAGAAATTACGATGTATTAAGGATGGATACCCCTCATTGATATATTGATTGTACTTATCCTGTAGCCGGCGTGGATTGGCCGGAAGAGTGTGCGGATATTTTGTGCGATTGAGATCATTAACGTTGTCGGAAATTCTTTGCCATACCCCGGAAGGGCTGTTGTTCATCTTACGGTGCATCTGCCTTTTTTCATTGACGGTCTTCCGCACCGCGTTAAGGACAACAGCATTCCAATAGTACTCCACCTGAGCCTCACGTGGAAGAGAACGACTGTCATCAAGTTCATAATGTGAGAAATAAGAAACCGCCTCGCTGTCAACCTCAATATGTTGCTCTACATCACTTTTCTCTATCCTCTTGCGTGGATTGCCAATCTTATGTTCAATGAGTGCACGAAAGCGAGACGGTAAACTGTCATATTCCACAAGGGCAGACGTATTACGACAACCCCTTCTGACAACATTGACTTTTTTGCGAATTGTCATCTGTTTATAATTAAGCTCAGTCATCACCTCACCCTCGCCGAAAAGCCAGTTTGCCTGAATACAGAATATGTTGTTGAAATATTCTACCATTGTTTTTCTTGTTGTTCCCGCCCCCGGACTCGAACCGGGAAGGAGGCCTTGTATTCCTCTGCGGGATTGCTTAACTTCGTCTACCAGTAATCAACTAAAAATTAAGCTTATGGATAAACATTCATATTATTGTGAAGTTTCTCTAGGAAATGCCTCTGTAGTAGAAACCGAAATGATGAAAAAAGCAATGAGAAACTTCCTTAACTCCTTTTACATTAAACATCGTTTTTCAAAGGAGCCATATGATGGATATGGAGATAAAGGCTATTATTATCACGTCTGCGTCTTAGTTGAAGACAGCAACTTCCTGCGAGTATTGAGGTTTTCCATGGCTTTAACTGCTTTTTGCCAGTATTGGCGGATGTCTCTTGTTGAAACCCACCTGGATTAGTCTTTTTCATAAAATTGTGTTTTAAATGTTGTGTTTTAGTGGTTCCCGGAGCCGGATCCGATCCGACAGCCTCACGCCTGTTCCGGGATTGTGTGGACTATAAAAGATATTTGGCGTACAAGTCCTTGAAAGTCTCGCGTACGTATATCGCCTGCTCCGCTGTTTCAAAGCAAAGCCGCGAGCCGATACTCGCATGCGCAGCCGTAGCCGTATAATCCGTAGTCGAGTAGCCGAGACCCGCATTGCCATCTACTTCCTCAACCCAGAACCAGTTATACCATTTCCTTTGGCCTTTATTGAGCCAGTCCGGCTCCCATGTCGTACCATCAGGACGCGTATTTGTTGCGCGAATGATAATTGTCAGCTTATAAAAGCTTAGAAGCGACTCCCTTTCCTTTTCTGGTACCATGGATACATCAGGAAGCTCTGTGCAAATGCCAAGTAATGTGCATGCGTGTTCGAAAGATTCTACTTTATTCATAATATATGTGTTAATGGTGTTTTTTACCTAGGAAATAAGTAAGGCATCCTGCCATAGGTCAATGAATTGCTGACCGAAGTATATAGCCAAATCCCTGTTTTTAAAGCAAAGCCGCGAGCCGATACGCGCATTCGCAAGCGTAGTCGCAGAATACGTATACGAGCAGCCGAGACCCGCAGAATTAACGGTAAACCAAGGAAAATACTTGTACTCATTAGCATCGTTCCAATTGGGTACCCATCCCTCATTAAGAGCCTCGGCAATTATGATCAGCTTATAATTTGCCCGGATGGCCCTGCGATGCTTCTCCGATAGAGCAGATACATCTGGAATGTTTGTGTTTATTCCAAGTAGAGCACAGGCATCATTAAAAGACTTTACAATGTCCTTCACATCTTCAGACAAAGGCATCTGAGAGCCAAACATCTCTCGTAGCATATTCTTTCCGTCTGCCGAAGCCTTACGATATGCCTTAGCTACAGCCTCTGAGGTAATTTTAAGATTTTTCATATTGATTGTTTTGAATTGTTCCTCTTTTCCCGCCTGTTCTCTACTATGCCAGACAGGCACATGATCATACACAGGGCAGCTGTGAAAAAATGATGACTCGCCCCAAAAAATATCGCAGCAACCAGAGAAGAAATACCTGTCACCGCAAAAGAGTAGATGAAAAGTTTATTCATAATATATGTGTTAGTTGTCGGTTTCTTTTCCACCACGTTCTAGCGCCGCAATGCGGATCTTCTGTGCACGTACACTATTCGTGTTGCCGGCTAAAGCTTCACGAATAGTCACATGGCTAACTTGAAACAATTTAGCCAGTTGTCTCTTTTCTCCGTGAGCAACAATGATTTTATTCATAATATTTTGATATTTAAAAAATGTTATACCTTTATACCCAACTTTCCGTATTGAAAGTTTATGCAATTATATAGATAATTATCTTTATTACCAAAAATATAATGATAATTATCATGTTTTATGATGATGGAAATCTTGACAGATAAGGACAAAATTTTACAATACCTTAAACACAAGGGTATTAGCAAAAATCGTTTTTACACGGAAACTGGTTTGTCGATAGGTTTTTTAGACAGCGGGAATAGTTTAGGAGTAGATAAATTAAGAATTATTATAGATAAATATCATGATTTAAATCCTGATTGGTTTATTCGCGAGGGAGCACAAATGATTATCTCCAACGAAGAGCCATCTAAATTGATTAAAAACACTGAAAATGGCATACCACTTGTTTCAATAAATGCAGCTGCAGGGTTTGGTAATAGTCACTTTTCTATTAATAAGCGTGACGTTGTTGATTATTATATAATACCAAAATTCAAAACTCTTAATCCTGATTTTTTAATTGAGGTCCACGGATCCTCAATGGAAAGAGAGCTATATGGAGGCGACATAGTGGCATGTAAAATATTAAAAGAGAGCAGGTTTATACAATGGAATAAATGCCATGTAATTGCCACCACAGAACAAGGTCTTATAATTAAGCGACTAAGAAAATCTGACGTTCCTGACACAATACTTGCCATATCAGATAATATAGATTATGATCCATTCTTAATTCCAACTAACGAAATAACAGGAATAGCTTTGGTTATTGGAGTAATCCGAATAAAATAAAAACATATGAAAACTATTGAATTTAAAGCATTGGCGCTTATGTTATTTATGGTACTCCCATTACATATATACGCACAGGCAGATTCGAGTATTAACCCATTAGAGTTTGCAACCATTCTTAACTTTGATAATAAGTCACAAGACAGATTGTTTATGTTGTCAAAAACTTGGTTCGCAGAAACTTTTAAAGAAGGTTCTGCAGCAAACAATAAAATTGAAAATTTCGAAGAGGGTATTTATATCAATCAGGTATCCCAAGAATATATGTATCACAAAAAACATTTTGCATACGCTATGCCTATGAGGTGTACTGGTAAAATTTTTTATGCTGTAAAAATTCAAGTGAGAGATAATCGAATACGGTTTTCGTTAACAAATATTGTTCATGAAAGCCGACTTTGGCAGACACCTGATGGTGAAGCAAGATATAACTTAGGCCAACTTACAACGTCCATTCAAGGAGATCCTAATTGGCCGAAATATAAAAAAAATTGTTGGGTAGACGCAAAAAATCAAATTGCAGAAGAGTTCATACGTCTCCAAAAAAGTCTTAGCCGATATATTGACGATAATTATCAGAATAAAGAATGGTAATCTTTTAGTTGTTTGCAACTTAATTATTAGAAAACTAAATTACACTTAACCTTTTCTAATCTTGGGCTATTTGTTTTGAGGCACTCATTGGGTGCCTTTTATAGTGCATTTCTGTGTCGATTTTAATTTGCACACGCGTTATCTAAGATAAACACTTTCATTTTTTGAGGCATATTACACATTTTGTGCATTTTATATATAGACACAATGTTTTTTTATGGGGTTTTACGGGGGTGTCTATCTATTATTTTAGCCTTTTTTTAATGTGTTTTTGGTCTGTAGGGGGTCTGTTATCAATATATTTTTTATCATTTTTGTCTACCCATTTGTCTACCCATTTGTACACCCAATCAAATTTCATGTGATTTAAGCACTTTTTTTTCTGCTTAAGAAAAGAAAGGGGATCATTGATTAATGATCCCTAACAATTAATGTATATAGCTATAAATGCCCTATTTTACAATTGTTTCCGTTTTTCTTGATAATGTGTTTATATTTATAGAATGAATTAAATTTAGTGGCAAAAAACCACAATTAATTGGGCGAAAAATTAAACCTAAATTTAAGTAATTGAACAATTCGTTTTAAATAACGCAACTAGATATTTTCTTGTATCTATTTATAATTCTTTAACATACGAACTATTTAACAATACTAATTACTGCACAATTTGATTTACCCCCCATAGGTTAATATAAATTTTACACTTCCGCTTTCACTTTGCATCCTCCATTCTCAAGAGGGTGCAAAGTTCTTTTAGCACGCAACCAAAAAAGGATTTATTTTTGTAACCATGAAAAGAGCATTTATATTTTTCTTGTCATTATTTCTTATCTCATGTTCCACAGATGTGAGAGAACAGAAAACTTTTACAAATAAATTAAAAGCTA